CTTTAGCCTTTTCAATATCATTTCTTAATTTTATCACTACAAAAAACCCTGTATCATCAACGCCTGTTTTTAGGACTTTACCATTGGAATCTGTATATTGGTCTACTACTTCACCGACTTGAACATTGGAATGAGTAATCATAACATTTCTATATCGGTCTTGCTTCATAAACTTGTCAGCCGCTTCACGGATTGCTCCCAAAGTAATCTTATCATTCTGCTTATCTACTACATCAACTGATGCGTAGCCAGCAATAACACATTCGTTATTTGCCTTAAGAATTACAAGTTCTCCGCCACTATTTGGTTCATTACCAAACATAGGTGTTTCCAACTGCATGATAGGGTCTGTATTCTAAGGACTATATAATACTATTTATTCAGAAGAGTCGTCTTCGTATATATTTATAAGCCCCGAATCGCTTGATTTAGGGGCAGGTTTTGTTTCATAACCAGTCCATGCAAGCCACATTTCTTTACCTTTAACAGGTAAATACCTACAATGAATTTTAGTTCTTACCTCTTTACCGTTAAGAATATATTCGTGATAACCCTTACGCTGTGCGCCTAAAATCATCGGACCCCTTTCCAATAAGGTTTCAGTATCGGGATATTTAATTTGCTTACATGGGTACTTTCCACTTTCCCCTAAGAAATCGTAAATTTGTTCATCACCACTAACCCTAATTTCCCAAGTCATTTTCTTACCCTGATATAATATAACGAAATGAACATAGCCATTAGATGTAATCCAAATTTCAAATTCACCCTTTCTGGTTTCCGCCTTATTTAAAACATCGGAATTGTGTGTAAATTTACCGTTACCCTGATATTCTATACCATATGTATTTCCCGCTTTCATCAATCTTTCCTTCATTTTATTGACAGAATTTCCATCATCACCAAAAAGTCTATTCATCATCTTTGCGTCATGTTTAACACATCGGGAAAAAATATCTTCTGCACTTAAACTTCCATAATTTTCAACCAGTTGTTTAACAAAAACTGAAAATCTACCATTGTCTTTTCCGTATGCTTCTTTTAGTTCTTGTTTCCAGAAGTCTATATCAATTTCAGCATTCTTAGACATTAAGTTTTGGTCTTTAAATCCGTGAAATACAAATCCATCTAAATCTAATTCCGTATGTAATTTAGCACTACCATGAATACCATCTGTAATTTCATACGATTTAGTTAATGCCTCAATAGTATAATCACCAAGACTTTTCTTTCCACCCTTTGTTAAAAATTCAAGAGTAATTAACTTGTCCGGCAACTTGACTTCAGGAATTTCGTGAAACTTAGCATTGAACAAAGTAAATCCTTTTTTAGGATTACCCATAATCTCATCAGCCATAACACGAATAATAGTACCCTCTTCAACATCCTTCGATGTATTGGTTGCTTTACCAACATTCATATAAAAATCTCCATCCATTTCAACTGACTTAACAGAATCTTCCTCAACAGGCCCAATACCCATAGTATAACTAAATGTGTCATTCTTGTTCTGTCTTTTTTCTAAAACAATAACATCCAAATCAACAAACTTCTTCCATTTAATCCACTTAGGATTCTTTTTCTTACCAATTACATATGAAGATTTAGCATCCTTAATTACCACGCCTTCGGAGGCAGGGTTTTCCATAATATCCATAGCGTATTCTTCAATCTCGGATAAAGAATCAGCATCTCTTGTATTTTTCTTATTAGGGAAAAGTACATACTCGTCTGCATTGGCAGAAAAGTTTTTCATAAGAATCATAATTCTTTCTTCCAATTTATCCGAAGCAACTGATTTATCTTCAAAATACATAATATCAAATACATGTGCTTTAATATCGGCTTCATCTGTAACCTTTCTATTTATATGTGCAAGTGTATCTGCCCTAACCAGTGGTTCACCGTCTTTATACATCACTGCTTCTGCATCTAAAATACAATTAGGAAAAACTCTATCTTCTAAAACCTTTACACACTGGGGCATTTTTTCAGTAATGTCCTTAGCATTAAAAGTATAAATTTTAACTTGGTTATCGAACTTATGAATTTGTATTCTAAGACCATCGTATTTTTCTTGAACAATATATTCACTTGTTAAACCTTTGATTTCTTTCATATCATCAATTTCAAAAATTCTATACATCGGCTTATTGGGTTCAATAAATTTTTCAGGTCTTTCCTGTTTGATTAAAGTAACCGGAGAACTGGTATTATTAAAATATCCATAAATAGCACTTGCCTTTTCTCCTGAAATATTCATAGATTCATCCGAATATAAAACGCTATCGTCGATGTTCGGAAATCTTGCTTTAATCTTAGGGTCGGAAAGTATCTGTCTTAAATCTACAACTAACTTTTCCCAGTCCTTTTCGTATGCTTTAGGATTATCCCTCGCACTTAAAAATGTGGCCCTAACCATATTTTTAACAGCAGAAGCATTTTTTACAATACTATCAAATTGAGTAAAAATCATTACCCTCACATCTCGTCACTTGGAGTTAGAGCCGCCTCTTCAGGAACTTCGAGAGTATGCTTCATGCGATTTAATTTACTTAAAGCACTAAGAATAGCGGCTTCTAAATCTTTATCCTGTGAATCTTCTGCCGGTGCTACCGACTCTACACGAACTTCTTCTTGGTCCGGTTCTGCTTTGTAGACAATATTTTCCGGCATGAGTTTTTGATTGTAATTTCTCTTGACCAGTGTTTCACCCTTCGTAATTGCTTTAGCCGCCAAGCGTTCAACATTAACTTTCTTCCCAGCACTTTCTGTTTTCTGCTCTTTTGCTGGTTCGTACCCCAAAGCATTTGTAAGTAAAATTGTCAATTCTGTTAATTGAGTTAGTGCTTCTGCGGTCCTAATATCTGCGTCTTCTGCTATCATACTTTCTTTACTCATTGATTTCCCCCCAAATTTCTGACAAGAGAATCTAAATCGCTCCAATCCATTTTTGAAATTACATCGCCACTTGGCATTCCAGCACTATTTCTTGCACTTGGTCTTGGACTTCGTACAAATCCAGCCTTCATAATTGCCGTGTCCGATTCTGCTAATTTTCTTTCTAAATCCTTAACCTTATCGGATAGGGCTTTCAATATTTGTAAAATTTCCACTGTTGTTTCTTCTTCCATTTTTATTCCTCCTCATATACCATGTCGTATAATTTTTCATAAAGTGATTCGTATTTCTTTCTTAGTGATGCGGCTGTCTTAATCATTTGTAGGTTTTTGACTCCCAATTTTTCTAAGAGTTTAGCCTCTTCATCTTCCGCTAAACCGTCAATTATATTTATAACTTTGCCCAAACGGAGGTAATCTTCACCGAAGTATTCGGTAGGGTGGGCGTTTTGTAACAGAGCCTTTACCTGTCTTCGCTTCTTTGTAGGGAGAGAAGAAATGTCTGCCTTTTTAATACCCTTTTTTCTCCCAGTTCGTAGTCGCTGAACGCCCCTTTCCTGTATATCTTTTTTGGTATTTACATAGTCGAAATTGAAGGAATCCGCAAGGTTCTTTGTTTGAACTTTATTCGTTTTAAACTTAGCATCTAATACTGACAATAGGTGTATCAATATCGTATCTCCACCTATTTCTCTCGCTAACAATTCCTCCAATCTTTCTATTTGAGATTTCGTTAAAAGTTCCTTTGCTGATTCATCAAAAAGATACCTTTGCATAAGAGGTCCGAAGTTTTTTGCTTTATATGCGGGACTGTAAATAACCCTCTCGACGGCGTTGTTTATCTCTTGAGTTGTCATTAATTTACCCCTTCCCGATATTGTATTATTAAGTTTTGAATAAAGTTGCCCACCGCCCGACGAAGTTCTTGTTAGCCATTCAACCATATAGGGTAATGAAATTTCATCTACACCTCTTGAACCACTGGTTGAATTTATCTCACTTGATGTAGGGGCCGGACTTGCTTCATTTAATTCCACTGCCAATCTTTGCATGAACATAGATTTATTCTGTACCGAGGGTATCGGAGTGTAGTGCATTTCTGAAAAGTTACTAAATTTATCATAGTCACTGTCACTAAATTCATACCTCTTACCATCAGGAGATAGTAACGGCAAAATTACATTTACATTATTTTTAGAAAAATTACCAGTTTCTATAATTCTAATGTTAGCCGGAGTAGATAAGGGTCTATTCAATTTAACCACTTTATGTGAACCCAGTCTTGGGTTAGTAGTGGTTTCAACCATTCTTAATAATCTTTCTATATAATTATTAACGGGTGAATTAATAGCCTTCGGTATTGATTGAACCATCTCTTTAATTTTATTTATCTCATCCGCAGATAGTTCACCTTCAATAAATTTGGTAGCCTTATCCTTTGATTGTTTATCCTTAGAAGGGTCAAAATAATCACTAAGATTAATTAAAATGTTTTTAATTTCAAAATTAGAACGAGGGTAAAGAACACTACGAATTTGATTCAGTGTGATGGTATTTAGCGGTTCTGCCCTACCTTCTTCTATTGATTCTGCAACTCTTTGTTCGCTTTCATCGCCTACCCGTCGTTCTAAGTTTTTAATTTCTATTTTAATTTCTTCAATTCTTTTTTCAAGATTTTTTTCTTCCCTTTCAAGTAATCGAACCGTTTGTTCTTCAATATTTGTGTAACCTAATCTATCCCTGACTTCCCTCAATTTTTCTTCAAGCGGAACCAACTCTTCCTTAGCCGCATTTATATCCAAAACGGTATTAGAAACCATATTTACACCTGTCTAAATTTCTTGGACATTTTTGGTCCGGGGCGAATAACTCCGGGGATAACAGGGTCTGCCTCAAAGTTGTCCGGAGGAACTTCAGGAACATTCATTGTTAAGTCCACACTTCTCTTAGGCGTAGGTTCAGGTTTATTAGCCTTTCGCTCAAGGTCTGCTAATTGTTTTTTGGCTTCATCTAATTTTCTTCTTATAATATCACTCATATTTATTTCTCCTTTACTCACATTCCCTGTACTCTTCTTGCTAGTTTAGAAGCGGGAGGTGGACTCTTCTTGAAATTTTTTCCATATTCTTCATTCATAATTTTTATTACTTCTTCTTGACTTTCTCCTGTAAGGAGAGACACTAATCCTATTCCGTAGTCATCATCATCTCTTGTTCTCATTCCCGGTTCTATTCGTGCTAAAGCATTTAAGTTAAAAGGATAATTGTTCGGTCCTCCCCTTCCAAATCCGAACATCATCAAATTATCGACACCTATTTGATGCTTTGACCCTACTGTTATACAGTAGGCAGTGCCATTCGAAATAGGTTCATGTTGGGCAATTGATTCAATAAAAATGTTTTTAAATATTTTCTGTAATTCACTTATACTAACATCGCCTGACGATGGGTTTGTTTTGAGAAATCTAGTCCACATTAAATAGTGAATTGTCTTAAAATATCTATTATCAATTCGAGATAAAAATTGGTCTATTTCTTTAGCGGCTCTTGCACCAATCTCTCGTAACTCTTCAGTTTGAAGATATTCTCCCAGTGACATTTTTCCTTTAATAAGTTTTTTAAGATTACTTGCAAAATCCCTACCTAATGGACTGGTTATGGGGGTGAAACAAACATCCAATTTATCCATACCGTGACCTTCTTTATCATGGAAAAAATTATCAAAAGGAAATATCATATATGTTTTATATTTTATTTCTCTAAAAATTGTATAACCAGAAACATTACCTGTCAATGAATCTCTTTTTACATCTAATGTAAAAACATGGTTATCATCATTTAAATAGGCTGAGTTTAAATTTGTAGGGTTTTCTAGTGACCTATTCTGGGGAGTTTGGTTAAGGTTGTAATTACTATCAATAACAGGTCCGGCTTCAGGTTTTCTTTCCACTCTATGAATAGCATTAATTAAATCCATTCTAATATCATAATCTTGGAAAGAAACAGTGAAATACCTTGCATCGTCATATCTACCCATATTAACTACATATATTTCTTTTGATTCATAATTTACAATAAATACTCTTTGTTTTATTAAATGCTCTCGAATGCCCTCTTCCCCATATTTTGCTATAAAAATTGTTAAATGTTCAGCACGACGCATATATCTTGGTAATATACCTGCAACCTTTCCTAAATTTGTTATAATATCTGGCGTTTTTGGTTCTATGTATATATTGGAAACTCCCCTACCAAATTGACCAACAGCCCATTGTTCATATGAATTTGCCATTTGCGATTTCTCCTCAGAAGTTAAAGCATCATAACCTTTTTTATTAGCCAAATTAACCGAAGTTTCTATCAGTGGTGGTAGAACCTTCATATCTTTAAATAGTTTTTTAAAACCCAAACCTTCTTTCGGTCTTGGTTGGCCCAAAATACGACTGTCTTCCACCTTTCGACCTCCAGTAATCATCTGTTTTCCTGAAAGTGTGGTCCTCGTTCCCAAAGCAATATTAATTCTGGCTCTTATAGTAGTGAAAAAATTCGACCTACCCTCTTTAAACTTAGGAGAAGTGAAAAACTCTACGGGTAACGGTTTGTATTTAAGTACGGTATCTCTAAATGATTTTAAACCTTCAATAATATTGCTTCCCAATGCAGAGTTCTTGTCACTTGGTCTGTAAATCAGGGCAGGATTGTAGAGTTGATACTTTTTTGAAGTTATATCAAAAAAATGTTCTAAATACTCGTGCATTGAAATAGAATCGAGGTCGAGTTCAGACACCCCAAATTTAATAAACAGTTTATTAAGGTATGATTTGGAAGGTAATGGTTGATTTAGTACCTGTCCGATAAGACCAGAATATTTTCCATCTATTTTGCTCGTATGTAAGCGGTGAACAATGGCCTCTTTTGGTTGTTCGGACAAATTAAGTCTTTTCTTAACAGTTTTTCTAACCCATTTTATAAATAATGGAATCGCTTCCTTAGATATATAAGGAGTAAAGTCAAATGTTTCTAAACCTAAGTCAATGGTTTTAATTATTTTAAACTTATCAGTATAAGATGTTGAGCCGATGCGTTGGGTACTGAAATCATCATTAGACATTTCTTTAATGTATTTTCCTGTATTAAAATATACATCATAATCAAATTTAACACCAAAAGGGTTGCTACCCTTTGAAACACTTAAAATTCTAAGCATCCTAACTTTATGTGAATCTTTAACATGTAGAATAGTTTGTCCTACTCGTTTAATAGCCAAATTAAGTCCAGTCGCCTTAAAAAATGATTCTACATCTCTATCTTTAGGGTCTTTACTTTCGTATAATGATTCATTATCCGGCCTTCTGGATTGAGTCACAACTATGGGTCCAAAAATATCCTTAATTCTTTTACTGTAAGGGTAATCATCAAGAGATGCACCTAAATTATTTACTACCACACATTTAGCCTCGCTCACAAAACCTCCCGGTTTTGCTATATATTGCATTACTTGAGTTAACATTTGTTCCCCCACATTTCCGTCTACTTCTTCATTCTCAACATTATATTCAGTAACCATTAACCCTTGAGAATGATTTATAAGAATCAATATATTACCCGATTCTTCTAAAATATCGTCATAGATTTCAAAATCAATATCTAATTCTAATAATTGGCTAATGGAGAGAGAATCTTCCCCTACTGGGAACTGTTTATTTGTTCTCCTATGAAACAATTTTATAGTAGTAAATTTATCAAAAAGCCTTCTTGCTTGCTCTTCTGTCATTAAACCCTTAATCATCTTACTCGCCTCTCTGTTCTCTTGTCTACATTTTTATTCCCAGCATCACCGGGAAGTCCTGAAAATCTTTTATCAGGAGGTGAGGGCATTCTCGCCTTCGGGGTATAATCTGTCTTTTCAGCAGTTTCACCTGCTACTTGACCCTTTGTAGAGCCAGTCATTAAAGCCTGTTCTTGTAATTGACCTAACTGTGAAGCATCAATGTTTGTACCCGCATATTTATCAACAGGAATTTGTTCATCCTTTTTACCTTGTGGTCCCTTTTGCGCTTCAACCTTAGTTAATTCCTCGGAAGGGAATTTCTTAAATATAAAGTCTCCTTCTTCATTCATATCAACTTCGAAGCCAAGATTCTTCATCTGAATAGCAAGAGTAACTTCCATCTCTCTTCTACGCAATACCGCCATTTCATCCTCTTCTTCCGAGCGTAAAAGTTGAACCCTCCAATCAGTTATACCGAATTCATCCATCATAAATGGGAATAGATATTTGTTATAAACACTTTGAGCCATTTCAACTGCACGATTAGTAACTAAAATTTGCATACCTTCCGAGTTAAGTCCTCCGGATGCTGTATTATCTGCCATAAAAATATTACTTACCCCGTAGAAAGCCGAGATTCTGGTTCTAAGGTCTTCCTTTACAGCAGTATAATCCATTTCCTTTAGACTGTTCATAAAGGGAATCCACTCGACTGAACCACGAGAACCTCCCTCGGATTCAATACCCATAATAGGGATGTAGTGTGGGTCTTGTTCTAACTTTTCTTTAACACCTTTCCAATACTTTACTAACGATTCCATGTTATTTGTTTGAACAGCAAGAATACCCTTCGGCGTTCTCATCTTTTGATATGAAGTGCTAATGTATGACTCCATAGCCTGTAAGGTAAAAATATAATTAAAAAGAGTAATTACTGGTGGGTGTCCATAAAGTCTTGTGGGTCCGTATTTACTGAAATGAACTACTTCTCCAGTGATGTAATGTTGTTCTCCTGTCTGATTTTTATTTGTAAATTCAATAGCGTGTAGGGAGGAATTACAAACACCGCACTTCTCATACCTTTCTTCTGAAATAAAATCCCTGTGAGTAATACAAGTATATCTCGAATGTCCTCGGTCCCCTTCTTCATCTACCTCAATAAACAAAGTCGTTGGGTCACCTCTATAAATTTCATTAATCTTAGACATAGCAATACTACCATCTTCTTCTAAATAGTAGTCTTTAACCAAAATCAAAAACGCGTCATCCATGACATTTAAATCAGTTTCCAATTCCTTTAGAACATCAATAAATAGTTGGTGAGAATCATTTACATGGTTCTTAAAAAAGTTTTCAGCGTATATTTTTTGATTATAGTCAGGTCTTCTTAAATCTGCACCTCTACAATTCATACATTCTTCGACTTCCTTTTGGTGTTCGTAGCCGCAAGAATTACACTTCATGTCAAATGCCTTCTTCCATTCGTACCCTCGCCTAAAAACTTCGTTTTTAAGTTGAACCAAACAAGTGCGTACAACTGTCGAGTTCTTAGCCGTATCATAAAGATACTGTCCTGCGTAATGTTGCGGATGTCTACGCTCCTGAATACCTAAATTATATACTTCTTTTTCGATTGGTACTGGGGTTCTTCTCCTAACCAATTGTCTAAATCTATCTCGTAATCCCATAATTATTCCTCCTTAACGATTGAATCCATCTCGTTCATTAATTCCCACTTACAGTTATTCTTGTATTTAGAGATGTTGTCTTCTTGAATGTCATATTTTTCAAATTCAACAGCACCTTGATTACGAGCATCCTTCCAGTTTTCCCATTTGATAAGTTTAAAAATTTCAACCATCCTTTCCTTAGCCCATTCTTCCTTCTTGTAAAATTTCTTAATCTTGATGGCCTCTTGAAGTAGGCGACCCTGCTCCTTTTTCATACGAAGGTGGGGTAGGCACTTCTCCAACAATTTTGTAATATCGTTCTGGCTATAAAAGTTTAACCTATGTTGACTCCTACTGTTCTCCCCTACCTTTTGGTCTAAATGTAGGCGACCAATTTTTAATTCCTTCTCCATTTCTTGGAAGAATGCCCTACCTCTATCCCCTGTGGCAATCATTCCAATACGAGGTGAATAGGAAGAATCCATAGTAATGTAACCATCGGAATCAATAAACCCTGCCACATAACCATAAAGGTCTTTTTTAATCTCGTCACTAAGGATATAGTAATCCCCACTCACATTTGTTGCATTAATTTTTTTAAGCATTTTTGATATAGTCTGAGGTGTGGTCGAACGGTGATAACTTTTAGGCAACATAGAATGTATAGCGTTGCTGGAAATTCCGGGGTTGTTGCAAATAGTTTTGATTATTAGATTGTCTAAAACAGATTGTCTTGATTTGCGTATTGATTGGTGGGAAATTTCTTTTAAAGTAGAACGGATGTTCTTCTTACTCTCTTTAAAAATTTTAACATGACCAGCATACTCTTCACCGTAGTCTAATTCATTCTTAAAGATGTTAGATTCCCACATCTTAACTAAGTTATTAACGATTATTTCTCGATGCTCCCCATCTTTAATATGTTCTAATTTTCGCAGTGTTACTAAATCAGGAGTGAGCATCTTTACTGCTGACTTGTAAGGTGAAAGCCAATAGATAGAATCAATGCACTTATTAAGATGGTCCCCATAAGCATTTATAAGATGGTCAATCGTCTTACTCATCTTTTGCCTATTATCACCTTTAAGTTTCCTACGCATATTCCTTAAGTCCTTTACAATTGCAGGTATGGGTTTATTATCAATAAGTGGTTCTTCGGGAAACGCTGATAACATGTTTCTTGCATCAGTTAAATTAACAGAATAGATTTTAGAAATATCTTTTATAACCTCAGTTTCATCGAGAGATTGATATGGGAGCCAATCGCTCAATTTTAACTCATCAGTGATTTCCTTCTTCTTAGCCCCCGCTTGTGCTTGGGCTTCTTCCAGTTCTGCCAACTTCCTACGAAGTTCATCTGTATTTATTTCATCGTTCTTACATATTAATTCCAAATATTCCACCTCCGAAATCCTGTTTTGGCGAGCCA